GTCTTTGAATTTCATATAGGCTGTCCTTCCCCTATTTCTCATTTTTGAGAAATAGCCCTATTCGTCAAATTTGACAAATAGCTAAATCGCCGAAATAAACTCATTATAATGCTCATAAAGCCCGACATAGCAATCAAGCAAAGCCGCCGCTCCGTCAATCCTCTGACGCGGCGATTGATTTTTTACAGGGACAATATTTCCGTTGCGGTCGGTCTGAATCCCTGTGTTAGTCAAGCACCATTTCAGAATCGGATTGTTGTTGTAAATGACTTTATGAGCCTGTAAATCCGAGCCCAACATCTGCATCGGGAGCGAGAGCGTCCTTGCCCCTTGAATACAACGCACCATGTTGAACCCCTGCAACTGCATTTCCTCTACGAAATACCGAGCAGAATAGCTGTCATAGTAAATCCAAGTGGGGAATAAATCGTAAGCCTTTACGGTCTCGGTGAACCAAGAAGTCACGTCCGAATAGTTAATGCTATTGCCCTCACAGAGCCGCAACAGACCCCGCTCATGCCATTTATCATAGGGGATTTTATCTTGCTGAACACGCTCTTTCAAACTCTCGGAAGGCAACCAATACATTTGAGTGATGTACTTCTTACGCTCTTCACAACCCCGCCGCATAAAAAGCAGACTTGCACAAGTCAAATCAGTCGTAATTGAAAGGTCAGCACCACCGATACAATATGCACCTCGGAAATCCTCCAAGTTGAATGTGTCTGTATTGTTAATCGCCTCGAATGATAACCACGCCGTCTTGACGGTTTCACGCACATTGAATTCCTTGCAAAGTAACCCCGACAACTCAGACGGATTTTGCTTTGCACGTTCAACTTTGGCAGTCAAGTCATCGACTTTTTTGATAACCCCAAGAGCGGGATTCGCCTTCCCCCAAGACTGCGGATTTGTCCACTCATCACGATTATCCAACTCATACAGAATCGGCAGAAAAGTATCATCAACTATGCTCCCATCGGCGACACCGCAAGCATGAGCATACATATCATCGAAGATGCACTCTCTCACCGTCCCCGCCGTCGAAATCATAACAAGCAAAGGTTGCCGTCGCGCCGACTGTGATTGTTGCATAACCTCTGATAGATTCATTTAAGGACACTAAATGAATCTCCTCAATTTACCGCATAACTCCGCCACCTTTTCCAAAACATCGGGCGTGAGCCGAATCGAAAGCACTTCTTTCTGAGCCCGCTCCCCACTACGAGGATTTCTCGGTTGTTTGTCCTCGTATCTGAAGCCGGAATTTCCCGAAAGCGGATTCATTAAGAGGCGGCGAATTTCGGCATATTCTGCCCCTTTCATGCCGAGCGAAATCATCCATACACGGAAACTGAACCGTTCGTTATCAAACTCATCGGGAGCGGTCGCAGTGACACGTTTTTTCGCAATTGCGGTCTTGCAAAGCCGCTCGATGAATTGTGCGTATGCGAGCATATTGCTCTGTTCGATTCCCAATTTGAACCAAGGGAATCCAATCTCATCCTCGCCGACTTGAATGGGCAATTCGTCCACACCGAGAGCCTTTTTAATGAGCGGGGCTTTGCTGTCCACCATTTTACGGAGATTGTCGAGCGACTCTGGCGTGAATCCGCCGAGCGGATAGCTTATGGTCAGAATACCGTCATCGCCCTGCGGTATAACCGCCTCGTCCTCGCCCAAATCTGCCCCGTTTTCGCCTTCGTCTTCGGTTTGCGGGGAATCGTCCCCCTCGTCCTCGGTTTCGGCGTTGTCGGGCAAATCCTCGCCCTGCTCGCCCTCGAATCCCGCCTCTTCCAAAGCCTCGGTTACCGCATTGATTTCGTCTTCGTGGGTAGCCTCATCATCGCACTCAACCGCTCCCTCGCGGGTTACCGTGAACGCTCCAATCGTAAATGCGTAGCTCGGTGCTTTAAGGTACGTTGCCTCCTCGTTTATTGCCTCGGCGATTATGTTTACGAGCGTTTTTCTTTCTTTACCTTGTACATTGTAATTGATTCTCATGGCTATAAATCCTTTCATAATGCGGTTTCCCGCTTGGTATAGTCACAGTATAACTCTGCTTGGGGAGTTAATCAAGTCAATGATTATGGATAAACGGGCATTTAATGGGCGGGGACTAAATTCTTTTTGAAATCCCGCAAAAAAACTGTTGACATTTTTCGCAAGCCGTGCTATAATACTATTATATGTAAAAGTAATTGTAAAAATAAACCGAAAGAGGTTGACAAATACTATGGAATATGCTATAATTAGAACAGGGCAACAGGGCAACAGGCGGTATAAATTCCGCTTTATTTCTGTTTCCTAAAACCAAATACATATTATAAGCAGTTACTCTCCGTATAGGGAGGGTAACTGCTTATTTTATATAGTAAAATTTTAATTTTAATCGGAGGAAAAAAATATGAAAAAATCAACAAAACGGGTACTGTCGCTGTTTCTCGTGTTTGCGATGTTCACATCGCTGTCACCGACTTTGGGGAAACAATCGCTGACGGCAACGGCTGAAACATCGGGCGAGATTCCGACATCGGTAACAACGGCTGAAACATCGGGTGAAATTCCGACATCAGTAACAACGGCTGACACATCAAGCAAAATTCCGACATCAACAACGGCTGACGTATCAAGTGAAACGCCAGTATCATCAGATGATACACCGAACGAAAGCCCAATATCAGTAATGTCAGCTGATATTCCGATATTTGCGGCGGCGGCAGACACAAACGGATTTTACATCGAGGACGGTGTACTCACCAAGTATGACGGCATTGACGAAAACGTAATAATTCCGAACACCGTTACTGCAATCGCAGACAGAGCGTTTTACAATGACGGGTTTATCACGTCCGTGACGATTCCCGCAAGCGTTGTGAGTATCGGTGATGAAGTTTTTATGAATTGCACTAACCTCAAATCTGCTACAATCGGCACGAACGTAAAAACAATCGGACACAGCGCGTTTATGAATTGTCCTAAACTTGAAGCGATTGCAATTCCAAACAGTGTTACCGCGTTAGGACATAGTGCGTTTAAGGAATGTTACTTACTTTCAAATGTAACAATCGGGACGGGGCTTACTGCTTTGGCAGATGATACATTCAGTGCAGACAATTTTAGAGGAAATACTGGTTCGATTAAAAGCATTACAATTCCGGGCAATGTTAAAATCATAGGGAAAAATGCGTTTACAATGCAAAGCCAACTAACATCAGTAACTTTGTCAAACGGAGTTTCAAACATCGGTGAGAGGGCATTTTACTTTTGTCAGAAACTTACAACCATCACACTTCCAAACAGCGTTGAAGCCATAAATAAAGAAGCGTTTGCTAATTGTACTTCATTACCAAGAATCACAATCCCCGGCAGTGTTAAAAACATTGGTGAAAGTGCATTTGTCGGTTGCCCTCTTACTGAGGTCGCATTTTCCGAAGGCATTGAAAGCATTGACACAGAGGCATTTTACGGTGCGCCGATTGAAAATCTCATTTTACCGGACAGTCTAAAAATTATAGGTGAAAGTGCGTTTAGGTCACGGAGTTGGGAGAGCGGTGGCGTTCTTAAATCGGTTACTTTCGGCAACGGACTTGAAAGAATCGAAGATTATGCTTTTACAGACCAGTTTAAGTTGGTTGAGCCGATTATCATTCCCGATAGTGTAACTTTTATAGGTGAATGTGCGTTTCGTAACCATAACGCAAAAGAAATCGTTGTCGGACGAAGTGTTAAAGAATTAGGGTGGCAAGCGTTTAGTTCGCAAAATAATTCAGCAGATATTAAAGCAACATTCAGAATGAAAGAAATTCCCGAATTTCTCCCATGTGACGGAACGACTGCTTATAGAGGTACAAAGGGTGATACTTTTGGACTGGGGAATCGTAAAATCGACACGCTGTATGTTCCAACTGGCATGAGAGCGCAGTATTTAAGAACAGAATATTTCAGAGATTTCAATGTCGTTGAAATTGAAATCAGTCACCCCTGCGACAACGGGCATACATGGAGTGACTATGTGACAACCACTCCAGCAACTGCCGAAGCGACAGGGGTTGAAACAAGGACGTGTAGCGGTTGTGGAATAAAAGAAACTCGTGATATTCCGAAAATTGTTGTAAACACCGCCCCGACAATCACAACTCAACCCACCAATCAAACCGCAACAGAGGGACAGAACGCAGTCTTTACCGTAGCGGCAAGCGGTAATCCAACGCCGACCTACCAATGGCAGGTTTCCACCAACAACGGAAGTTCATGGACGAATATCAGCGGTGCGACAAGTGCGACCTACACGCTTACAGGAACAACAGCCGCTCAAAACAACAATCAATACCGTTGTGTCGTTACAAATTCGCATAGTGCGGTTAATTCAAATGCCGCGAAACTGACGGTTAATGCGGAAATCAGTACAGACAACCCCGCAATCACAACACAGCCGACTAATCAAGACGTAATGGCGGGATTGGATGCGGTCTTTACTGTAGCGGCAAGCGGTAATCCGACCCCGACTTACCAATGGCAGGTTTCCACCAACAATGGCAGTTCATGGACGAACATCAGCGGTGCGAAAAGCGCGATCTACACGCTTTCAAAAGCAACAGCCACTCAAAGTGGAAATCAATATCGCTGTGTCGTTACCAACTCGCAGGGTACGGTTAATTCAAACGCTGTGACACTTACGGTGCATGAGTTAAACGGCGAAGAATTATCGTTCCTTGACGATGAAGTGAAGATATGGGCAGAAGAAGGAATTATTCCCGAAGGTGCAGAGTTTGGTGTGCTGAAAATAATGCCTCCGCCTCCCGAAGTTGTGGAAAAGGTCAATGACCAACTCGGTAAAGGCACGGTAATAATCGCCTACTACGAGGTCACGCTTTTAGATGAGGACGGTAATTTGATTACAACGCTCAACGGCGAGATAACCATAGGCTCTAAGTTACCCGAAGGCTACGAAAGCGGCAAAGGCGTGAGTGTCTATCAAGAGGACGAGAACGGTATACTCATTAAAATGGAATCTTGGGTTGCAGACGGGTATATTTATTACAAGACAGATTGGTTGGAAATTTACAATTAGGAAGTGTTACTAAATAAAGTTGACAAGTTATGCTAAATTCCGACAAATGGTGTAGTTCCATTCCGGATGAAAGACGTCCTCTTGTTTGTGTATGTTTTCAAAATCGGTATCTGATACAA